TTCTGTTAAGTTTGACGTTACAACCGATGATGCTACTAAGTATCAGTTTACAAAAAGGCTATCCCGTGTTATAATTTTGCCCGAAAACATATTATTTATAATACATCCGTCAAAATCAACCCATTTGTCGGAATACTCAATACAACGTAATACGGTCGTAACCGTGTCGCCGGGCAAATATACGATACTATCCCGGACGTTTGCCCGTAATTCGTTTATCGTTTCCATTTGCGCCGTCGTAACCCTTTGCAAATCCCGGTTCTTTGTCTGCAACGATTTTATTAACGCCGCATCGTCCGCCCGGTATTTTTTGTATTCGGATAATTTCAACTCCAAATTCCCAACCTTTGCGGCGTTCAAATTATCCTTTGTTTGATACGTGCGGACGTCCTGCAACAACGTTTCGGTATTACTCCGGTATTTATCCCGTTCGTCGGTCAATCGCTTAATACGGCTTTGTTGTACCCAAAAGGCGGCGGCAACCGCCATAATGATTGCCGCCAATATTATATACTTTTTCATACTCAAACATTGTTATATTCAATTGCCGCATTAAAACACGGGCATTCTTTGATATACTCCCACGGCTCAATAATGCCGTCGCCGTTCAAATCCGGGGAATAATCCCGGTGTCCCTTAATCGTTGCGTCCGGGAACATAACGACTAAACGCATAAGCAACCACAATAACGCCTCCTTTTGTTCCGGCGTCCGTGTGTCGGATGCTTTGCCGTTGGCATCCAATCCCCCAACGTAACAAATGCCAATAGACCGGGAATTTTGCCCGGAAACGTGCGCCCCAATTTCGGAAAGATAACGCCCGGTTTCAATCGTCCCGTCCGGCAATACAACGAAATGATAACCGCAAATTCGCCCGCTTTGGGGTTGCTTCTTAAATCCCCGTTCCTTGTGCCAACCGTCGATAATATCAACGTTGACTTTTGCGCCGGGCTTGGTTGCGGTGCAATGTACAATCAAATCCGTAATCGTCCGGGTTGTTTTTTGTTCCTCCAAATACTTTAAAATCTCTGTTTGGTTCATTGTTCGCCCTCCTTTTCTTTATCATTAATAATATCGCTATCATGTTCCTGTTGGTATCTCTCAATTATCGGTTGCCAATATCCCGGCAATACCCGTGTAAACTCCAACCGGATAACGTGGTAAATAATACGCAACGCAATCTTTGTGGGATATGCTTTAATAAGGTTGCGGAATGCGTTTTGCAAATATACATACATGAAAACGTATGTAAGCGATTTAATTACTACTTTGGCGGCTTCATTGTCCCCACATTGCAGCATTACCGAATAAATAACGTGTATAATGGTAACGTACAAAAGCAATTCCGCCAATGCGTTTTTAAACTTGCCGAAACGAAAGTTTTTGCAATGTTTTACGCTTACACCATCCGCCCGCATACCCGCCCAAATGTTGAAAGCAAACATTATAATTAATGCGTACATAAATCCCGCCGTTGGGGTTAAATAGGCTAAAACCGGACTTAACGACGTGGCGAATATCATACGCCATTGTTCCCACGTAAAAATTTTATCCATATCATTAAATGTTATGCCGGGGGATTGCGCCCCGGCTTGTTGTCAATACAATTTGTTAAATGCGCTTAATAAGGCTTTTAATGCAGGGATGTATGTAACTTCATCCTCGGCAATAATTGTTCCATCGTGAAAAGCCAAAAAACGGGTTTCTAATCCACTTGTTAAGGATGTATGACCGACTACATTTGTTATATTATTCCACGACGCACTCAAACCCCATAAACATTTTTTTGCTAAATCAATATCGGATAAAACATTATAATCATCTCTATCTGCCGTTTCGTTTGATATAACAATGTTATTTAAATCAACATTACGTGAACGCCATTGTAGAATATTTTGTCCGCTTGTTTTATAACTTTCTCCTAAATATTTAGATGCGCCAGTAAAAAATGAATTACCCACAATCGCACTACTAACAATCCTACCAAATATTTCTTGTGAAAATGAAGCATTAGCCGCAAAACCGATAAAATTATTTACTCCAAATCCTGCGGATTGTGCAATTCTAAACAATTCTCCACTATTGACACATTGACCGTACCAATTAATCCCATAATTACCGTTATTTACGTTTGCATTTTTATTTGTTTTTGCAAATAAATCATAAAGGGATAAATTTAGAACTAAACACATATCCGTACGATATGGTTTTGCGGCTAATATATTACCGTTTCCGTCAATTGAAAAATATCTATAATATTCCTCGTTAAAATTCAAGCCGTAATTTGTTGCGGCAATAACCAACGGTTTATTTTCTGAAAATTTATCTATCAAAGGAATTGCAGCCGCTTTATAAGATTCCGAATTTCCTATAAATGGTAATACATACAATAATTTATTTAGCCAACCATATTTTTGACCCGTTTCAAAAAAAGCGGTTACGGCTGCTAATTTACTCTCCGTAAATGTATAATTACATTCACTCATTGCATTTAGGTATAATCCTAATTCTTTATTTTCAATTATACCATATTCCGTTAAAACCGGAAAATCCCCGATAACGGTTCCCTTCAAAGTTGTTAATGTTGTCATTTTATAAATATTTAATCGTTAAAATAATCCTGCGAACCATCAGCACCAACAATATAATGTTGATAATTTAGTTTATTAGTAATCAAATTTTTGTCAAAATTCCATGAACCACCCTTTAAGAAAATTCCAACATTTATTAAATTACCTATTTTATTGAATGCCTCCGTACTCGTAACGTTAAACATTCCTTTTTCTTTTGCATATTGTAATATTTCATACAACATATATAATCGGGTATTAGGACAAGGCGTCCAATCACTCCAATTGTTAATACCTTTTTCGGTTGGTGGTTCCAAATAGTTATCGGGGTATTCGGTCGGATTACGTGCCGGATAAACCCATTCATCGGGATATGTTCCGCCCTCAGATACTAACGAACCCGGTAATTTATTTAGCCAACATGGACGGTATGCGTGTAATGCAAAGATTACCCAACCTTTTTTTTCTACGGCTTCATCAACTACTTTTTTCCATGATTCAAGTAATTCGGGCTTATAACTATTGTCCGGGTCTTCTTGTCCTATATAGCCCGGTTGTTGTTCCATTGGTAAACGTACTATTGTAGTTGTTAAAGGCGGAACGTTTACTTGCGAAATACTCACATTCCCAAAACCCCACGGAATATATCTATTTATCAATTTAACGTTTGCGTGGCTTGTTGTACCTCCCGGCGTTACCCAACATTTTGTTTTAAATCCTAATTGTGTGGCTATTTTTAACCATTCTCCCCATTGATACCAAATTGGGAACGTAGGATTATACATTATAATACTATCTGTTTGGTAATTTTTGATATATGGTTTTATGTATGGTGTTGGAACTTCAACCCATTCTTTATTAGCATTAACCATATAATTTTTATTTTCAGAGGAAACATAAACGCTTGTTGTGTTATTACTTGCTACTCCTGCATAAGTGGAATTTTCAAGAATTGTTCTTGCTAAATCACTATCTAAAGTTTCAACTAAATAATTAACATATTCATAACGTGCCGTCATTGAATGCGCCATAATCTCCCAATCTCTTTTATCTTGTAATTCTTTTGCAATCTCGCCATTTGAATTTAATTGCGGTGTACTGCTTAAAAATCCCATACGTTGCCCCTCGGCGGCTAAATTACCCCTTAATCCCAAACTTTGTAATAATGGATATAAGGTTGTTAAATATCCGCCGCCATTCATCCACGAACTCGGCAAAGATGTAGGAATATTCATATCTATTAAATCATCATCATGTACACAAAACATTGGTTGCCTATCAAACAAAGGATTACCCGGTATTTCAAATTTACCTTTTTCAACTAATACGGCGTTTTCAACTTGTGGTTGATAATATTTATTTTTATCAATTGCTGCCGAATTAGCCTTTGTCATTAATTCAATTTCATACAAACGGGCATTCAATGATTTTGAGTTTAAATTAGGTATTTCAACCCCATTTTCTGTTATATACATTATAATATTGCCGTTTTCATCTTTTATAACTTTTAAGATGCCCGGAATATCTTCTATTTGTGAAATTTCATTTGCAAAACCTCCTTTATAAAATTCAAACGACCCATCTTTTTTGATAAAACCTATTATTTTATTTTCTTTATCTTTGATAATATGTAAATAAGGGGGTATATCTTCAACCTCTTTATATATACAGTCTAATGTATCCCATATTTTTTCAATATCATCTTTTACCTTATTTACATCTACCGTCAAATCAAATATATCCCACGGTAATACATATCCGGTAGTTTTAGACCCCGTACAACGGATATAAACCGTATTGGCGGGAATTTCGGCGGCGGCAATTGTAGCGGTTATTTGTACCGTTCCCGTCCATGCGGGGGTAAATGCGGAAATAAAATTATAGTCTTTATCATAGAAAGCGCAAAACGCAATCGGGACGGATTCTGAAATATTACCCCTTATTTGTAAATCATCTTTTCCAGTTATACGCAAATAAGGCGTACAATTCCATGCAGTTGACTCTACATTTGCTTTTCCGTCAGTCGCTCTAATATATCCAATCTCTCGGAATAAAGAGCGTACACCGTTTAAGGGTACGCCAATTTCTGTGGCTATAAAATCATTCTCCGGGTTTGTTCGACGAAATACCGTTAATCTGTTGGTTACTTCAAAATTCCCGAAATTTGTATATAACCCCGGTTCAGTTGCCAAATAAAATACATTTGATTTATCGGACGCTGGAACCGTTGACGGAATCGCCCAACCACGATACACATAACTACCATTTAGATATGTGTTTATTTGGGCAATTACCGTATTAACATCCGTTTTTGTTGCTAAATTAACTAATACGTTATATAGGTCGAAAGGAATGACATAATTATCCATTACGGTTTTTGTTCCTGAACAACGAATATAAGCCGTATTTGCCGGGATTTGGTCGGCGGGAATCGTAGCGGTTCGGGTTCCATCAGTTGCGCCCCCCGGTTGCCATACTGAAATAAATTTGTAGTCGTTATCATAGAACGCACAAAACGCCATTAAATTAGTAACGCCTTCATAGGCTTTAATTTGTAAATCCTTTGTTCTGTCAATTGGCAAAAATGGTGTATTGGTAAAATTACCCGCCGGGGTATATACATTTCCATTGTCTTTACGAATATATCCAACTCCTAAAAATAAATTCGGCACACCATTTAAAGCAATGCCGATACTTTGCGACGTCCACGACCCGGATTCATTCGTAAATACAACCATTTCGTTTGTTAATACCGTACCGTCGAAATTGGAATAAACGCCACGGGTTCCGGCAATGTAAAAAACGTTTTGGTCGGGGGTTCCCGGCACGGTTTCCGGCGTCGCAACCCCGGCAAACGTTGAATCTTTACCCACATTACTAACAATTGTTGTTAGCGTGTTTTGCAGTATATCGCCCGTTATCTCATTGTTCCCGTTTTGCTTAATAACGGCGGCAATTGCTGCTTTTAATTGTTCATAATTTCCCATACTAAATAAAATTATTGATTATTAAAATCATTGTTATAATCATTATTGTAATCTCCATTTGTTCCCGGCGGTAAAACACCCCGTCCGATTTTCTTAACCACGGTTGCGCATTCAAATTCACATTCGACGGACGCCAAATTGCCTTGTGTTTGCCATTTGGGGGTAATTAGAAACGTATCGCAATCGTATTTCCTGCCTTGGCTGTAAACCGTTACAAAATCACTCATACGAATTAATCGCATTACGTCGCAAAGGTATTCGGGGGCTAAAAAAATAAACCGGAACGTCTTTTCTGATATTTGTTTTTCCGGGAAAAAATACCCGTCCCGCTCTTCGCCCTCTTCCTCAAATTTGTATTCCGGTTTCCCTAACTCGGCACACACATAAACACGGTTTTTAAATTGTGCAACATCGTAAACGATTTGCCCGCCGTCAACCTCCATATTTTCGGCGTCGCTCCATTCAATACATAAATAACCGTCCATTCCATTGACCCACGTAAATACGTCCGAATAATAAGTTTGAACACCGTCATTTATAGCAATCATATATCGCCCCTCGGTTGCCACATTTAAAGCCATCAATAAATTACCGGGGTACAATATAACATCATAACCGTATGATTGATAACGAACAATTTGCAATCCGGTTTCTTTCATCGGTTGGGTTATATCTGCAATCCTTTTTGTCATTTTATAATTATACAATCGAACCCATGCAATTTGGTTGCTTCGGGTCGGTCGTATAATTTGAAAAGGCAATATCTTATTCAACGGCGTAAACAACGGGTAAACGTCGCCATACGCATAAGATTTTTTATAATCTTGGTATTGCACGCCCTCATAAAACGGCAATACAGACAAATTGTTATTCGGTGTCATACTTCAAAGTTGTTTTAATTGAACGACTGCACAAATTTACGCTTAATTTATCAATTTGACCGTTACCGATATACGTTTTTATTAGTTGCATCGGGTTTGGGTCGTCATTTGCCGGAAAACTAAACGTTTGTTTCTTCTTTCTCTCAATACCGTATGCGTAAACCTCGGAACCGTTTATTGATACACGACGGGCGGGTAAATCATACATCCAATAGGGCGATTGCAGATTGATAAACGCTAAATATCCGTTTTGCAAATAGTATTCAACTCCGTTGACGGTTCGTTTGGTAAACGGTAATATCCATTGCGACCCGGACGTTGGCGGAACGGCGGCAAATAAGGCGAACCCGTCGGAACTCATATTGCCGGGGTTTAACAACATCATATCAATATCGGACGTAAAGTTTGATATATTAATTTCCTCAACTTTTCCCGGCGTTACATACTTGCTAATTACTTGTATCGGCAATCCCTCAAAAGCCGCCGTAACGTCGTCCATCCATTCAAATTGGTAACGTTCGGGCAAATCGACCTTATCAAACGAATATTCCGATGTGTTGAACGCCCACGGTTTCCCGTTGCGCAAATTCAATTCCTTTGTCAAATCGTGGCTTAACGCAACCCCGCCGGAATAGGAACCGCCATTGCGAAAATATTGGATATGCTCAATTTTAAATTTGCCGTCCTCAATAAACCAATAGCATTTGAAACAATCCCGTAACATATTGGTAAATTGTTGTAAGGTCGTCGGGGCTTTTTGTGCGGGTTGCTGATATTCGCCGTTTATAATGTTCGTTTTCTGCGATACAAGCAACCGGAAATTTAACCCGGATATTGGATTATTTCCACCGTACAAAAATTGGCTATATTCCGCCGTTGCTGCGTGGGTTATATCCGGGGCAATCTGTTTAAGCAAAACAGATATACAAGACGCAACCGGGAACGCATCCCGTAACGTGTACGCCTTTCGTGCTTTTTCCTCTAATATCCAATCCATCAAATAAAACCCAAACCATAACGACGCATAACGCCACGTTGACCGGGCGATTGGATAAAACGTTTGTCCGTAAATCGAATAAGGGGGCGCAAAATATTTCCCGTTGTCCACTAATCCCCACTCAGTCGGGGTATCTGAAAAGTTGTTTGAAATAAACGCCACGTCGATTGCGTAACCAATCGCACGCCTATAATTACGGTTATTATCAACTATGTCATCGGCGGGCAATGGATATGTATTAAGGTCATCGATTTTCTCCACATCGCACAAATACCGGGCATAAATATTATAACTTTTCATATCGGCGTGCATTGTCCCGGTTGCCCCGGAACCCGCAACGGCGGTTAAATCGAACTCTAATGTATCGAAAGGCTCCGTTGTCAACTTCTGATAACGAAACATTGCTACATCATCAGATTGTCTGCGTATCTCTACTAATGCCTGCCCAAAAGGTATGCCACCGCCAACCCTTTGTTGTGAAATATAGATATAATAATTTACATTTAATTCCGGGTATAATTTACCCTCGAAAACGTCCGCACTTGAACCCGTTGCCATTCGTCCGGTATAAAGTCCAGTTATTACAGCCGGGGAACCGTGCGACGTAATTTGTATTTCTTTCAAAATATTACATAGTGCAAAATGATAGGTTTGTACTAATGCGCTTTGGTCGGTCGTGGCGTTTGCGTCTTGTTCCCAATTTGTACCGCCCAAAAAACACGAAACAATACTATCGCCCGGAACATATATTTGTATCAACGGGCGTTTGTTTATGGTTATACGTTGAATTGATGGGGCTAATGTTATTAAATTGTATTCCTTTTCCAATCCCGCCAAAACTTCGTTATAATCGTCTATTACATCGGGTTGTACGGTAACTTTTTTATCATAATCGACAAACGTACAATCTGTTTTCATAAACTTACCGGAAAAATAGGGAACCCATGTTTTACCGCCGTCGTTGCTTTTATCTATCCCGTACAAAAACTCATAATCAAACGGACGGGTATTTATAAAATCGTAATCATCCCGAATAAATGATATTTTCCCGGATAATTTGGCACGATAAAACCGTTGGTTCGTTTCTAATTCGTACTCCTTTGCCAAATCGTCCTTATATATCGGGTTGGCTTTACGTCCGTAAACCAAATTTTGCGCCGTTGCCGTTCCTAACCGGGCAAATACCGTTCCGGCGTTATATCTTGTTTTATAAACGACAAATCGCAAATAATACGCATTACTTGGAATATCAACCGAACCCGTCGTTACTCCAATAAAACTACTTATAAATTTTTTATTGCTATCATAAAATGCCCCACGGTCAACCCCTGTATTAATTAACAAAACACGAGGGTAAACATTACTAACAGAAACATAGGTACTATAATAGCGATTTTGTACTGCGTCCCCGGACGTAATCAAAGCCCCCGTATTAGCGTTTATAATTCCGGTTTTTAAAAACACATCGGCAAATGAATGTCTATAAATTGGGTTCATATCATTTTTTAATTTTACGTGTCAAATTCTTGTAAACCTCAATAACATTACCGTTGCCATCGACGTAACGACGGCGGCGGTTTTGTTCTTTAATCTCCCTTACATCGTTTTTCAAATCTCGCAAATCCGGGGCGTTGTTTTGTTGAACCGTTACATTAACGCCGTCGGTATTATAGGCGTTAAGGTATTTTTGGGCGAACGTTCCCCGGTTCAAACTATTAATTACGTCCGGAATTATCCGGCGGAACCTCCGGGAATTACGTTTATTGATAACGGCGAAAAATTCCCCGCCCTCGGCACGCCTCCGGGTTCCATCCGGTTTTGTTCCTAAATCCACATCGTCCCCGGATTGGTGGGAACCGCCCGCCAACATTTCAACCGTACCATCGCCGTAACTTTCCGAACCCCCGGCGTTGGCGGATTTGGATAATTGGGCGGCTTTAATTTTGGCGGCGGCAAAGGAACCCCACATTATCGCAATAGCCGGGATTGCAAACGGGAACCCTAATTGCGACCAAATCAAAGCGGACGCCGTTACAAGGTTTCCGATTTGTTGGATTGTTTGGATTGCTTGTTGTGCCTTTTGCGCCTTTTGTTGCTCCTTTAGGGCTTTTTCTTGGTTCTTTTTGGCTTGGTCTAATTCCTTTTGTGCCATTGCAACGTTATTGGCGTAACCGTTCGCCCGTGCCTCTAATTCCGCATCTAATCGGCGTTGGCTTGCGTCAACCTCTTTGTCGGCGGCGGAAACGGCGGCGTCGGCGGCTTGTACCTTTGCATCCAAAAAACTATTTAATTGCTCAATAGCAAAGGAAACGGACGTACTTATTGCCTCCTTTTGGTCGTCGTCCAAATTCAGCCCAAACAATCCGTATATGTCGTTACCCCGTTCGTCGCCTTTGCTTTTCTCAATTTCTTGGTCGATTTTCGCAATGGTATTTTCGATTGTCTTAACCTCGGCATCCGTCATTTTAACGCCCGCCGCTTTGTTCAACTCTAAAATCTTTTGCAAACGTGCCTTTTCTTGTGCCAACCGGAACCGGGTTTTGCGTTCCTCGGAATTACGAATTAAATCAAATTCGGACGCCTCCAACGCTTGTGTTTGGTCGAATAACATTAACGCCCGTTGTCGGTTTAACTCGGTCGTTTGCTTCAATACCTCGGCATCATATTTGGCGTTAATATCCGCCTCGGATTCGCGCACGTCCTCGGCTAATTGCCTATTTTGTGCCAATTCGATTGCCCGTTGTTGCTGTAACAACTGAATGCGCAAATTTATTTCTTCCTGCGAACCCTCACGGGCGGCGTCTAATTGTAATTGCGTCCGGTCGGCGGCGGCTTGCATTTGGTCTATTGTAATTTGGTCGTTCAATTCGCCCAAACTCTTTGCGTATTGTTGTTGCAAAAGTAATTGTTGGTTAAGCAATTCGGCAACTTGTGTTTCAGTTAATCCCCGCTCGGTTTCTAACCGGGTGTTAATGTCCTGTATTTGCCTTTCATACTCAACCCGCAATTGTTCCCGTTGCTTTTCCGCACCCTCTGCCATTAATGCAATTTGGGCGTCCTGTGTTGCCCGTTGTGCGGACAATTCCGCCGCCCGTTGTTGGTTGGCAATATCTACCATATCAACCGCCAATTGTTCCCGTAATAAAACAATTTGGTCGTTCAACGCTTTGCGTGCCTTAACCGTTAAATTGGTTTCCGTTCTCAACTGCAATTGTATATCAGCAATCGCACGGGCGTTGGCGGCTTGGCGTTGCGCTCGTTGTTGGTCGAACGTGTTTTTAATTAAAGCAATCCGGGCGTCCTCGGCTTTTCGTAATATGTCGGTTTCGGCTTTGGCATTGTTCCGGTTTTCTTGTTGACGTTGTGCCGCTTGTATCTTTCTTTCGGCGTCCAAATCCGCCCCCTCGGTTTTCAGATTAACGGCAATGTCAACCGCCCGCCCGGTATTATCTATTTGACCCTGCACGGCTTCAATCGCTTCATCAACCTTGACTTTATCAATTTTGCCGTCTAAATCAACATCAATATAAACTTTCTTATCTCCACGGGCTTTGGCGTTATTGAGTTGTACCAACATATCGTTTAGTTGTTTCAACTTTGCCCGGTTCGCTTCCAAATCGTCTAATTCTTGACCGTAAAAACCAACGCTTTTATTGTGTGCCTTTGTGCGCTCGGCTAATATTTCGTCCTCAATCTTTCGGGTTTCGGACAATGAAGCGTTGCGGGCTTTGGCAATATTTAATTCCCGGTTTAATTGGGCGACACGTTCGTTGCTAACTCGGTTCATTTCGGTTGCCTCGGTTTCCAGATAATCCAACCAAACCTTTTGCGCCTCGTTAAGTTTTTGTTGGTTCTTTGCCGATTTGTCGGTATTAGAGGCAAACAGAACTAAAGCCCCTACAACCGTAACCAATGCCAATGCCAAAAGAACATACGGGTTTGCGGCGGCAATCAGATTGAAAGCCTTTTGCGCAATGGTAGCCGCCAACGTTGCCTTTGTTCCCTGCATGGTAACAAGGCGGTTATAAACTTGCGCTTTGCTCAATGCCGCCATTTGTAGCCGGGAAATACCCAACATGATTGCGGATTGTTTTTGTACTGCGTTTTGTATGGCTTGAACCCCGGTTGTAATGGCTATTGCTGCCTGTAATTTCTTTTGTGCTTCCTGCACTTCCTCGCTTTCAGACCCGAACAACTCCATTGCTCCGGTAAATGCAGCAAACCCACCGGACGCACCCGCCGCAAAACTCAATACGGCATCCAAATTGGACGTATCGGACGCCATCCGGGTAATCTCGGCGGTTGCATCCTTGACCGCATCCCGTAATATTGCGGTTTCTTTGCTCAATTGCTGATATTCGGCGGTTCCTTGCTTACCCTCCAATCGTAACAATGCTAATTGCTTCGTTTGGTTCTCTATTTGGGTCGTCAAACCTTTTGCGGCGTCGGAATAGTTACCGACGTTTAGGGACGTTTTCCCGGTCGCTTCCTGCAACCGCTTCATTTCCTCGTAAATCGCTTTTGTTTCTGCAACCAATTTGCGCCCCTCTTCGGTCGCCTCTCTTTCCTCAACCGTCATGTTATTGAGGTATATTTTATTGATTGAGTATTGAGCGGATAAACGATTATATGAACCCTCGGCGGACTGATTTAACCGGGTCGTTAATTTGTTCAACTCGTTTACCTCCTTTTGGGCTTGCTTCAATTCCGCCAATCGCTTTGCGTTCTCACTTTCCGCAAATGCCAAATCCCGTGCCGCCCGTATCAATTTGTCGGTATCGTTCGACGCCCCCCGGATTGTCTTACGTCCGTTTTCGGTCGCCCCGCTTACGCCCTCCAATGCAGCCTTAACCGTTATCGCCTCACTCTTTATATTTTTTAGAGTGTTCATATAGGCGTCGGAAAGTTGGTCTAACTGATTTATCAACTTTGTAATCGAATCGTCCGGGCTTACAAGGTCGCTATATTTTATAGGGTTGTTATTATCTGCCATACTTAACGTTATTTGCGGGCAATTTGCCCCGTATTAAATTATCTTTTCTTTTCCATGTAGTTAATCAACCAAAGAAAAACAACGCCGCAAATCGCCTTATTTGACGCCGTTTTTATTTTTGGTTGGTTTCAACAACTCCTTTATCCGCTCAAATGCGTTGTAATACTCTAAAACGGTGTATTTCTTTGGCTCCGGTACGTGTAAATGTTGGGATATGGTTAAACACATATTTTCAAACTGTTTATCGTACTGAATTTCCATGTTATCGGAACCACTAAAAACAACCGGGCGATTGTACAACAACAACATCGTCGTTATTTTATCAATTTCCGCCCGTTTGTCCTCTGTATCGCCGTTTATAATCGCATCCAACATTAACATTGTGCGGTTGCGCAATTCGTCGTAATACTCTTTAACCGTCGCATCGTCGAACAACCGGGGGAAATACATTTGCAATTCTTCATCTATTTTTTTTTTGACCGCTTCCATTTGGGCGGTCAACTCTTTAACGGGAACATCGCCGAACATATCGACGACCTTTTGCAACCCATCGTCGGATAAATCGTTGTACGGCTCCCCGTCGATTGATTTAACCAACACGGCAAACGCCAAATGCTTTGGGCTTATCCCGGTTTGAATGAAATACACGTTTTGCCGCATATTATCCAATTCGATTGCCGCCAATTCGGGGGTTTTGCTCCGGGCGTATCTTATCGCCTTTTCAATATGCGTGTCGAAATCCTGCAAATCGGAACCAATCCCGGCATCAACTAACAACATTTTGTTGTACTTATGAAATCGCAACATCGGCAATTCGTCGATAGCGTCGTATATCTCAACGGTGCGTTCTCCTATCTTAACGGTTTTCATAGCAAAAAACGGGTTATAATTGTGGAACAAAAGGGAACCAACAACAACGTCGGGTTCCCGGTTATAAACGCCAAAAGGATTGCCAAAGCAACCCCCGCCCAAAAGGACAAACAGAAATCGCAATTAAACATCTTTGCGAAAAACTCGTTGCCGTGGACTTGTACCCATTCGATAACCCGCCATTTGCGTAACAAGGTCAACCCAAATGCGGCGACCAAAGCAACCACGACCGTATAAAATAAAAATGCTTTCATATACTTGTTGTTAATCAGTTAAACACGTTTCATCAATTCCCAATTCCCCGGCAAACCGGAACCCTGCGAACGGGTGCATTAAAAATTGATTGTCTATTTCGTCCAAAGTGAACCCGGCAAATATGTTTTCCGCCTTTGTGTACACTCTGTTTATTTTCATGGAACCGGAACGTAACCAAATACCGCCGTTCAATACCCGCATGATTTGTTGTTTGACCGCCTCCGTATTCCGGTTATTGGGGTCGTTGGTTATCGTCCGCATATCGAACCAAAAGATAACCGAAAACGGCGTTGTATATTTGTTTTGTTCGCCGGGGAACCAATCAATTTGTTGCGGGTCGTCCAACACAAAAAACGAAAAATTCCCTATATTACTATCCGGGGCAATCAACATATATTCGTTGCCGCCGACGTAAATATTGGGCGTGTAATATCGTTTTCCCTGTATGGACTTAACCAACCGTTCAGAACGCCCAAAGGAATAGTTAAGCCACGGCAACCCGTCCGCCAATCCCTTTTGAATATTTGCAATAACCCGGTCGAATAACTCCGGGTTCTTTATAATCGGTACTCTATCCATTTCCGTATATCGTTTTTTTTGCTTTGGTTAGCAAATCCGGGTAAACGTATTGCCAAATCAGTTTAGCAATGTTTTCGTTCGTCAATCCCAATATTTGCCGCCCGTACTTTTTTATCAAATCTTCCGTCTTGAAATCCGACGCCTTAATTTCAAATTGTTTGTCGCCGACTTCCAAATAAAAACTACTCTCAAAATCGCCCTCATCCCGTAACGTTACCCGGTTCGTCGGTTGTCCCTTTTCCTCCTTAATGGCTATTGTTAGCGGGGTATAAGGTCGATAATCCATTATGTCAACGCCCAATCGGTTAATACCTTGTTCAAATAATTGTTCCTCGGCGTTGGCATCAATGATAAACGCCGTTGTCATTCCGTCGTCGATTATGTCCCGTATAATCAACCCGGACGTCAACCCGTCGTTAAATGTATTAACTCGGTTGCGTAAATCAATTATTGATTGTAACCCCGCCATAATGCAATTACGTTGTCCGGTATTTAACGCCCCGGTTGTTGCAACTTAAACAAATACGGTCAATACCTTGCGTATCTAACCGCAAAGCCTCAAACGCTTTTTTAAGGTCATAACCCAAACCGCCGGGGCGTCCCTCAACGTTCCCGTCCAACTCGTACAAAATGTCCATTTTAGAGGCGTTGGATTGGTTCCGGTTTACCCTTACGTTGGGGTTCATTGCCAACGTGCGTAAAGCAATTGCCGCAACTTGGCGTTGTATTACCGTTTGGAATATCGACCGTTGTTCAATGATAAAATCGGTTAGGTCGCAACCTACCGTTATTTCACAATTCAACCCGTAATTCAGTGTATTAGTGTACATCGTGTACGCTATATCCCATAACTCCGGGTATTCGGCGAATGTTTCCGGGGCGTTGTACATAAACGGCGAAATCTGCAAATACTTTGTCAATTGCCGCCATGCCTCAATATTGCCGTACCCGGTACACGTTCCGCACGGTTCGCCGCTCCAATCTTTCGACACGTTAATTGCTTGCATCCCGGCGGGCAAATCGTCTTGATTGTAACAAAGGAACCACGCACCCCCGGCGTTGTTTGCGTCGCTTATATATGGCAAAAAACAATCTTCCAACGTAAACCATTGAAAGCCGCCATTTGTTAGCGTAAAATTCAAATCAAACGTTTTTATCGGGTCAATCTGCGAACTATGGAATAGATACAATTTCACAATCCCGGTTCCGCCCGTCATTTGCAAGCCAACACGGTGTATTTGTGCGGTTACTCCCATCGCCCGCACCGGGATAATCTCAAACCCTACCAACTTATGATTATTCGGTTGGGTTGCTCTTATACGTCCCGCACCGTCAAAGAACGTGCGCCGTTCCAATAGGTTCTTTGTTTCCTTATCCAACCCTTTTATTTGGGTAAACGTTTGTACCGCCGTGGAAATTCCGTTGCGGGTCAAACGTTCCAAATAGTCAGACAATATGTTGTATTTCTCCCAAAAGGTCGAACCCTCGGCGGGAACCTCGGCGACGTTATCAACCAAAGCGACCCAATACAAGGGTTTGCCCGCCGCATCGTTGGCGTATTGTACTACGGTTTCGGCTTTCCATTCCTTTGTATCATTCCAAACCGGGTATTGATAACCCCAATTATCCGGGACGATTGCCGCCATATTATCCAACGTTACAAGCGGGTGCGCCCCTTGAAAATACAACCCGCTTTCGGTTTCCGTCAACCGTTCGGCGATTGCCTCGGCGGGATTATATGATTGTTCCCAACCGACGACGTTTAATAATTTATCTTGTATCTCTTTAATCCGGTACATACTGCGTAAAATTAAAAAGGGGGCGGGGATAACCACCCCGTCCCCTCGGTTAAATAATCGTTCCGTTTCCCGGCTTATGCGCCTGCACCCCCGGCGGGAAATTCCCCGGCGTTGGTTACATATACGGGCATTCCTAACGGTTCGTTCGGGTTGCGTGCTGCAATCTCGGCTTTGATAATCGGATTTGCCACGGTGTCCGGTTTGCTGTTATATGCTACCATGTAGGCAACATCAACGCTAAATCCGAAATACTCCTTAACGGCACACGTCAAATCAGCGGTTGCGGCTCCCATAATTTCCGATTGGTCGCCAACGGCGGTGTAATAATGCGAACCAACGGGCAAATCAATGTACGGCAAACGTACAATGTCCCATTCGTGGAAATTCGCACGGGTGCGGCGGTATGCCTCACGGTCAACACGGGTTAAGATACCAACATTTCCATCGGCAACGGCAAACATTGTTCCCATTTTGCCCGCTTCATCCGTTACGTTATTAGTGTAGTGCAATACTTTGTTGTCGTACTCCATACGCTTATTAACGTCGTTGTAAACGCCATGTTGCGCCAACTTGCGAATTAGGCTATCAACTCCCGCATTTGCGATAAGATGGATATATTCCGGGTAACAATTCGCCCGCATGATTGGGTTAATGTCGCCCAAAATCTCGGTTGCCATTTGGGTTGGCACTTGTACAACGTTCCCGGTCTGCGTGTAATTGAGCAATGTTTTGAACACCTGCGTTTTGTTCGCCTCCAATGCGGCAACGGCTCCTTTATCCAAAGCGTCCGCCAACGCACGGGTTGTTTTCTCCATTTTGCGCATAAAGTCATGGTTGTATGAAATCTCATTGTTTGAGTATGCCGCCGGAACCATTGTAAAACCAATTGCATACGTCGCCCAAACAAGCGTTACCAATGCGGACGTATTTTCGTTATCAGCAATAACGCACGAACGCACGTTGCTAACCTGTACGTTTTCGTCATAATTGATAACGGGAACCTGTACCGTGTTACCGATACTTACTAATGCTCTATCCCTCAAATTGGGACTAATGATTGAGTTGGGGGCGTTGGTTTGCTCAATGAAGAAATCCAATGCGCCGTACTCACACGGGCGGAACATATTACGGTCTAACTCCGGGTTCTCTATCCGCCAATTCTGTACTCTTGTTGCAATTAAACTCATTGTTTAAAAAATTAAATTGTTTATAAATGCGGGTTTACCCTTTACCCGTGTTGTCTTTTACTTTTCCGGTAATGCGGAAATATTGTTGTCTTTCCATGCTTGTTGCATTCCGGCGTCAAATTCAGCCGTTCCGACTTTTAACCCTTGTTGTTCCAACGTCGCCGTAATTGCGTCGTATGCCTCAACCCTCGTTTTTGCGCCGGATATGTCAACGGTAATATTACCGCCCGCACCGCCTCCACTTGGTGCGCCTGTACCACCGCCCGCCGCTTGGCGTCCCTTATCCAAAATACCCATTGTTTCCAATTCACGGGTCAAAAGGTCGCCGGGGGTGTACGGGTTCAACTGATTGTTCGGGTTGCGCATGATTGCGCCGTTTTCGTCCTTAAACGCTAACATTTTGCCGCCCTTTCCGTCGTCGATAAATTCGGGGTTCATGCCCTTAATCTTTGCAATCGCTTGGTCTAACAAAACCTTTGTTGCGCTTTCCGGCAACCCTGCCTTAAACTTCAATCCGGCGGTTGCTGTCTGCAATGCCGTTTCAACACGAATGCCGAACACCTCGTTTGTGTGGGTTTGTTCGGCTTGGTCGTATTTCGTTTTGAGGTCGTTGTATTGGGTCGTAACGCTTTGCAAATCTGCCTTTGCTTGCTTCAATGCCTTTGCGGTTTCCGCATCCGTCGCACCGTCGGCAATGGCTTTTTCCAAACGTGCCTTTTCTTTGGTTAGGCTGTCAATCTGTGATTGCAGACCGTTTGCGCCCTCAACTTTGGTTTTGAACTCGGTTAATACTCGTTTGGCGTAATCAAACGTTTTTTCGGTTCCGTTCTTGGCGATACCGGAAACGGCTAAAATGTCCGCATCCAAACCGCCGTAAATTTCCCCGGTTTTCTTTGCTATTACGCTATTTTCGTCGTTGACTGATAACGTGGTTATCGCTGTCAATTGTTCGTCGGTTAATCCGGCTAATGCCGCATTTGCCCTTAAAACATCAATCGTTAATGCCATAATCTTTCCCTTTGATTATTAAATTAATATTTGGTTACTTTTTGCCCTCGGCTTTGGCGTCCGCCTCGGCTTTTGCTTTGGCATCGGCTTTGGGTTCCTTTGCAGTTGTCGCCGGGATAACGCCCGCCGCTTTCAATTCTGCCAAAATCTCGGCTTTCAATGCTTCCTTTTCCTCGGCACGGGCTTTGGCGTCCGCCTCGGCTTTTGCTTTGGCATCGGCTTTGGCTTTTTCCTCGGCGGCTTTGGCTTTCTCTGCCTTTGCCTTTTCGTCCGCCTCGGCTTTCGCTTTCATGTACTCGTTGGGGTCGTGCAATACGGTAATCGTGTAACCCTGCTTTTTCAGATTGTCGGCAATGCTATTTTCATAACCCTTTTTGCCGAACTTCTGAATACGGGGAATTGATAACCGTTTGCCCGTTTCGCTGTCGAATTTCTTAATTTCGATAACGCAATGATACAAATGTTTCTCATTGTCCGGGACAATGTAGTTTTCGGGCGTAACGTCGATAATCGCAACGTCTTTAGTTTTGCCCTCGCTTACTTTCACTCGCATAATCGTTAAATTTACTTGTTATAAAATTTATCTTAGAGTTGAACGGCATATTATACCCAAACTCTAACACGTTCAAATATTCACGTTCAAATCTGCGTACAAAGTTAGCAAAATTCAACTTTATACGCATATCGTTTTCGCTGATAATCTGTTTGTCGTACAAATCCAATACCTCGTTACGGGTCAAATGTCGGTACGGTTCCAATTCCGCCAACGTCAACATACGTTGCAATTGAGTTGGATTGTTCCGGTATTCCGTTTCGATAATTTGGTTTTGTAGTGCGTCTAATTCCGCCTCGCTTGCGCCGCTTTCCTTTGCTACCTTGTAACGTTCCCGTAACTCCGTTGCGTTGGATAAATAAAACTCCGTGCCGTAATTGACTTTTGCAGAAACGAACAAACCGCCATACCTCAAACGGCAAACGGTTTCATCGACGAATTGTTGCGCCGCCTCAAATCCCTTTTTTACCCGGTTTAATACCGTGCTTTGGCTCTCAAAATTCGCCTGTATTTGTTGCTCGTTCAATGCGTCCCGTGTGGTTATTTCCTCGTTGGTTCCAACAACCGACGTAATAATGTCATTCTTTAGGCGGTTTTCTTCCTCAACGTTATAATCCAAACTCCCACGGTCAACGGTTAGCATTTGCACCGGGTTACGCAAATCGGGTTGTTTATCCCCGTCCGGTATTGGTATTTCAACGAACGAACCGACGCCGTTAATACGACTATCCCCGCATTTGGGGCAACGCATCAAAAGCCCGGCGGCGTCCAATCTGTAAAACCCTTGTTTGTCTTTCAAAAACCCACCGTCGCAATAATCGCCATTTTCGCCGTTACTGAAATCGCATGATTGTTCGTAACCGGAATATATCGGATATGCTCCGTATAAATCTAAATGTCGTTTACTGATATGATAAAACAAAAACCAATCCAACGCCTCCAATTGCTTGGTTAGCGGGGATTGCTTAACGTCGGGTTCCGATAAACTCAACGGTTCATTCCAAAAGAAACGGGCGGGACAATAACCGACGTCGTGCGGGTTATCAATCAGCAATTCGCCGATATTGTGGTTTTTGTCCTCTCTGAAAACTCTATAACGTTCGTCGTCAATTACTGCGATACGTTCCCCGTCTTGCCTAAATATGATATAATCCATTACCCCCGTCGTCGGGTTGGCTCTGTAATCAATCACGGATGCAATAGGCAACCAATAGAAATACGGTTGCGGGTATTTGTCGGCGGGGTTTTGTTCGCTCGGCATATCGACAATAAGAACGCTATTTATTTCGGTTTGGAAAAACTCCCATCCTTTTGTACTCCAAATTTCCGGTTCGTGTAATACGTCTTGGCGGTAATACTCCCAATCGTCCCTTTGTTCCGGGTTTTGGAACTGATAATTGAACGCCGGGTTACGACCGTCAAAAATCCGGCTCAACTTATCAAAACAAACGCCCGTTACCTCGTTTGTCTTAACGGGGTAACGGAACAATGTTTTGAACATTTTAAATTTATCGTGCGGCAATAGGTTAGAAACAAATGCCATAAAATCCGTAATCGGTTGGCAAATGTCAAACGACGTAATACGGGTGCGGGCGTGAAAATTAATGCGTTGTTGATGATAAACGGCTTTGTTTATCGTCTTACGCTTTTTCGGCTCCGTTATCCGTTTTTTTATTTCGTCTATACTCAATCCCATTGTCGTTGGTAAATTTAAAATCGCTGTCTTTAGGTAACTGCCAACCGCCGTTGTTTGGCATCCTCAACAACCTTTCGGCGTGCTTAATCTCCAATTCCTCGGTTAAACCATGCGGCGGACAAACTAATTTAACCTTTGTAACCTTTGCCGCCATATCGTCAACCGTTTGCGGGTTTCAAATCGGTTAGCGGGTTGAAATCCGGGGTTACAATTGTGAGGTCGTCCGAATAGTTCGGTAAAAACGCCCATTGTATTGCGTTGCTGTCCGGGGCTTCCAATCCGCCATGCGTTTTGTCGCCAATGAACAGAGAACGAATTGGAATAGGATAATACGTTGTCGGGGTCGTTTCGTCTTGAATAGCTTCAATACTTCCGTTTTCATCAAACAGATAGACGCCCAAATTGTCCGCCCAACTTTCGCATTGCAATTCTTTCATTGCTTTAATTACTGATTGGGGGATTTTACGCATTACACCCGTGAACGGGTTCGGTTCACGACCTATAATTTCCTCAACGCCTCCCAATGTTTCGTTACCGCCGCCAAAGGTTCGGGCGGCTCCGGCTTCGTTGGTCGGGGCTTGGATATACGGGGAAACAACAATTTTTGTGCTATCAGCCGCCGACAATAACGGCGTCCATGATGCAAGCAAAGTAATTGCCTTTTCCGTGGTAAAACTGTTTTTGCTTCCATCGTCTTTGGTTAGACGTTGAAACGCTACCTTTTGGATTTGCCCGAAACTTTCGGCGCATTTTACGGCGGGAATATCGGGCAATGAAGCCGCCGCCGGACACTTACAAGTAATCATACTCTTTAAATTTTAACGTTAAAAATTACATTTGTTACCTCGTTGGGCTGTCCCTTTGCCCTCTGTATTACTTCTACGTTGCAAAGTTATAAACTTTTTCCGTTATAAACTTGCATATCTCAATTAAATTGTTAGTTACGACGTTTAACGCCCCGATTTGCGTGTGCGTATGGTTGTATATTACCGTCGGCAATCTCTTTTTCGTAAATCCCGGTTAATCCGTCCTCCGGGTCGTCGTGCGTGTTCGCATCGAAATTGCGCAAAAAGGTTGTAACATGGTCGTAAATCGCTTTGTACCGGGTTTCCCAACCGAACGGCATAATAATACTTTGATTTACCATTGCGGACGCCGTAATTATCCGGCTTTCCTTATTGCCGCCTTGATAAAACGGGTCTGTCATTGCCCGCATTTTCTTTTTAATAACCTTTTCGTAACCCGCACCGCCGTTGTTACTCTCAACCCATACTTTTTGCGTGCCGTTCCTGTTAATCATTGCCGGAACGGTTACGGTTGTAACGTCCGTATTTTCGTCCGTCATTTCCATATCCGTAATTAAAGCAAATAACAACGGTTCCATACGCTTTGTTTTCTCGTTGAAAATCATGTTGTCCGATTTATAAACGTCATACGTGGCGGCAAACAAAAGGTCGTCCCCCTCATCGGCAACATCTATGTATGCGCCGGAACGTATGTACGTGCCGTAATCGGATTTTTCAACCCATGTTTTGAACGGTTGATATAATCGACCCTCGGCGGAACCGGGGTTGCCTTGATAGAGGCATTGAAATTGTACCGGGTCTAATGCTTTTTGCGCTTCCAACTTTTGCTTACTGTGTCGGCTTTCCCATAATGCCGCCCCCGGTTCCCGTGGGTCTATCTCGGTCGGTTCCCCGGTTTTCAATCCCTCAAAATTTATGCGCACCCACGCCCCCGGCGTTACGTTCTCTAAATCCGCCCAACACTTAACATCAATAATCGTTTCGCCGCTCTTTTCAATGCGCCCTATCAAATCGTCGTCGTGCCAACGGGTAAATACAATCAATTCTTGACTATCGTTGTGTAAACGGGTGCGTACAACGGTCGTGTACCATTTCCACGCCGCCGCCCGTACTATCGGGCTGTTACCCTCGGCGTAATCCTTATACACGTCGTCCAATATCGAAACGTCCACGGTTTTAGACGTCAGCGAACCGCCACGACCGACGACACGCAACGACCCCTTACGCCCTACCATTTCGATAACATCGGAATTGCGCAAATAGGTATTAGCCATTGTTACGACGTTTGACCCATTTAAGTACGTGCCGGGGAATAATTCACGATACCGGGGCGTGTCGATTATTCGTTGAACGTCCCGGTTAAAATCCCGTGCGATTGTCGCCGCATACGAACCGATACATATTTTGCGGTCGGGGTCTAACCCCAACATAAATGCGGGTAATTTACGGCTCGACCCCTCCGATTTGCCATGTTGGGGCGGTTGTTGTACAATCATCTTTCGTATTTTGCCGTGTGCAAACATATCCAACAACGTATAATAAACGACGTGGAACGGCTCTAATACTAAATCCGGTTGCATATACCGGGCAAAGTTTATAAGGCGTTTACGGGCGGCGGCTTTAACAAGCAAATCCGGTTGTTGCCGGATTGCGTCGTACATCTGCAATAATTGTTCGTTGTTCATTGCTTTGCTCCTTTCTCCCATTTAGCACACGCCCGACGCCCCCGGACAATGTAATATTGATAATGCGGGCAACGTAAACAAATCGGGTTCCCGTTCAAATCCCGGTGTCTATGGTCGTCCGTTATCCATTCAGAAAAACGGCACGTATCGCAAATTTCGGTCGTCCATTCCGGTTGCTTGGTTCCCGGACGGGGTGCGGTTACTCTCTTTGCCATTATTGCGCCCCTCCTTTCTCGGCTAATGCCTTTTGAAACTCGGCGGATTGTAGTTTGTCAGCAACCGCAAACAACATATCGTCGGGGATTGCTTTAACGTCGTACTTTGGTTTGTCGTCGTCGGTCGTGGCGTTATATCCGGGTATCTCAATTTTAACCGGGGCGTCAAACCCTAACATCTTTGCCCGGCGTTGTTGGATATTCAAAAGCAAATCTAAAAACCGGGGGTTCCCGGCGGACGTTTCGGTTGCGGTTTCATTGTACCCGTAATATTCCGGGTCGGCGTCCTCGGCATCGGTTTTGATTGGTCGCCCTTTGTTGGTTTTCTCTTTGGTGCGCATCTTTCCGGTTTTCGACGCTTCCCACGCCTCCCATGCTTGTTGCTCCATTTTATCCAATTTGCGTAATTCTTGTGTAACGTATTCGTCGATATTATCCAACCGTTCCCGTTTCCACTCAATAAGGCATTGTTGCAAATCGTAATAAACCATTTGAAAGGTTATTGTATAACCCATTCCACGGGCGGACAAATCCCGGTTCAATGCGTCCGCAATTTCCCGGTATGAATACCCACGCAAAAACAAATCGGCACAAAACCGAATGTCGTAAATTCGTTGTTCCTCGGAACGCTTATTGTAGCCTAATGGCTTCTTTCTCTTTTTCATCGTCAAACCTCTTTATAATGTCAAACGGGGTATAAAATCAACCTTTTGCGCCTTTTGTCTTTAACCTCCTTTCGGTTCCTCGGTTCCTTTGTCCTTTCCGTCCTTTGGTTCCTCTTTGGTTCTTTCGGCTCTCTGTGTTTCTTTTTCCCGTTCCCTCCTTAAAACGTGTTTACCCTTTACAAAGTATGGATTTAAAAGGTTCAATCTATGAATGTATGAATGCAGTATTATATAAGC